ATTGATTGTCTGCCGTTCAGAACGGATCAGCATCTATTGCCGGTATGATAGGACAGACGGTACAGCTCGGTACATCGACAGCTCTATCTAGCATAAATACGATCAGTGCCGCTATGAACCAGAAAAATCAAAATGGAGGTTCTGATGAAGTTGTACGTGCTATCGACAAGCTGAGCAAGAACCTGAGTAACGTAGGTAACACTTATAACAGCTTTAACGGGTTGTCTTATACAGACGACCTCGCTCTTTCTACAGCATTTGAAACTATTGTTAAAGCAGCGAGATTGGAAAGGAGAATGTAATCATGGCTAATGTTACTTATACAGTAAAGAAAGGCGATACACTTTCTGAGATCGCTGCAAAGTACAATACAACAACTGCTAATCTTGTTAAACTCAACAACATAAAGAATGCTAACTTTATTACTGTTGGGCAGGTACTGATTATATCTGGTACTGGTAAGTCATCATCTAAGAACACCTCGTCTGGCGTAAAAATCACAGATTGGGGTGTTCTATCGACCAGCGATCAGACCATATACGTGACGTGGGCTTGGGATAAGGACCATACTGACCACTACGATATGAAGTGGGAGTATACTACTGGTGATGGTCACTGGTGGAAAGACTATGATGGTTCTAATTACAAGACAACGTCAAATAAGCAATACTTGTACAGCATTCCATCAGGTGCTAAGAAGGTGCGATTTGCTGTACGAGCTGTTGCGAAAAAGTACAAGAAGAACAAGAAAGAGTATCCGTACTTCACAACAACAGATTTCAGTACGTGGAAGACACACGAGATTACAACAACAGTAGAAAAGCCTGATAAGCCGTCTGCTCCTACCGTGACCGTAAACAAATACAAGTTAACAGCGGCGATTGAAAATCTGGATAGCAAGATCAAGCAGGTTCGCTTCGAGATTGTTAAAAACGACAATAAACGACATGCGCTTCAGGACTGCGACGTGACTCGTAATCGTGCTGCATTTACAACAACCATCGCTGCTGGTTACGAGTATAAGGCGAGATGTAGAGTTAGTGTTAAGCAAACAGCTTCAAGCGGGGGTTCTGGAACTGTAATAAATCCGTACGTATGGAGTGATTGGTCTGAATATTCAAGCAATGTGATGTCGATGCCGTCTGCTTCTGCTGGTATTAAGACTATTCGAGCGTTATCATCAACTTCAGTGTATGTCGATTGGTATAACGTAAGTAATGCGGCATCTTACGAGATTGAGTATACAACAGAAAAACGATATTTCGGCAGTTCGAACGAAGTAAAAAAGATGACTGTCGAAGCTCCAATTGGACACGCTGAATTAACTGGTTTGGAAAGCGGCAAGAAATATTTTGTTCGTGTGCGCGCCGTCAACGCACAAGGCGAATCGGCATGGACTGAGATCGCTTCTGTTGTAGTTGGTAAGAAACCGGCGGCACCAACAACATGGTCGTCCACTACTACGGTTATGGTTGGTGAGAATCTTACATTATACTGGGTTCATAATTCAGAAGATGGTTCGAGTCAACGATACGGTGAAGTAGAGATAACAGTGAACGATCTCAAGAATACTTACACTGTGAAGAATGACTACAATAACGAGGAAACAAAAGATCAGACTAGTTCATATGTAGTAGACACCAGTTCGTATGCCGAGGGCGCCGTCATCAAATGGCGAGTTAGAACAAGTGGTATCACGAATGAATACAGCGACTGGTCTATTGAACGTACTGTCAATGTATATGCACCTCCGGTTGTAGATCTTAACGTAACAGACACCGGCGGTGTATCTATTGATACACTTCTGCAGTTACCGTTTAGAATCGTCGCATCAGCGTTGCCGTACACACAAACGCCTGTTGGATACCATCTTGCTGTAACCGCTAATGAATCATACGAGACCGTCGACAACGTCGGAAACGTCAAAATGGTTAGTGTTGGTGACGAAGTGTTCTCGAAATACTATGACATAAACACGGTACTTAGAGTAGAGCTCTCGGCAAGTGATCTCTCACTGTGCAACAATGTGCAATACACGATTACCTGTACTGTATCCATGGACTCAGGTCTCACAGCAACCGCACAATCATATCTTACAGTAGCTTGGGAGGGTGACACTTATGAGCCTAATGCTAGTATAGTGACAGACGAAACAGACCTAACTGCTACGATAGTTCCTTACTGCGACGACGGCGAAGGTAATTTGTTTGAGGATGTGGTCTTGTCCGTGTACAGAAGAGAGTTTGACGGAACATTTACTGAGATAATGACTGATGTACCGAACACTGGCGCTGTATATTTGACAGATCCGCATCCGGCATTGGACTTCGCTCGCTATCGCATAATTGCCAAGTCTACTAAGACTGGTTCTGTAAGTTACTACGACGCCCCTGGTATTCCGGTTGGAGGAATCGCTGCTGTATTACAGTGGGATGAGGAATGGCATCCGTTTGATGTAACTGAGGATAGCGAGAATATCGAGGATGAGCTGAGCGAGATCACATGGTCTGGTTCAATGCTTAAGTTACCGTATAACATCGATGTTTCTGATGCTACCAACCCTGACGTCGAGTTGGTTGAATATATTGGTCGTTCACATCCGGTTAGCTATTACGGTACTCAAGTTGGTTCTACATCTAGTTGGAATATGGATGTACCGAAGAATGATAGCGAGACTTTGTATGCTTTACGAAGACTGTCTATCTGGATGGGCGATGTGTATGTCCGTGAACCGTCTGGTAGTGGCTACTGGGCGAATGTTAAAGTGTCTTTCTCACAGAAGCACAAAGAAGTAACGATACCTGTAACATTAACAATAACAAGAGTTGAAGGAGGAGTGTAAAATGCCTGATTGGACCAAATCGATGCAACAAACTTTTGAGTATTACATTGTTGATCCTGGTACCTGGGCAGACGTTACTAAACTTGAAAACGTCAAGAAAAGCAATATTGTTCGTGACGCAGAGGCTGAGACTCTTGGAAACGCAACGATTGATATTACAGAATCAGTCGGTGAATGTTATATACGTATATATCTTATAACTATTCAAAAGGGTATAAGAGAACGGCATCCATTAGGCACATTTCTCGTACAGACCCCGTCTTCAAGTTACAACGGTAAAATACGGGAAGTGTCTATGGACGCTTATACGCCGTTACTTGAGCTTAAGGAGAATCAGCCACCTCTCGGATATTCTATACCGAAGGGTCAGAACATCATGGATATTGCTTACCAGTTAACCAGAGAACATGTCCGTGCACCTGTCGTCCAGACAACCGACGATACTAAATTAGTATTTGACTTCGTGTCGGATACTGAGGATACGTGGCTGACTTTCAATACTGACTTACTCGCCAACGCAAAATACGCTTACGATCTCGATGACCGGGGTCGTATTCTTTTTGCGCCGAAACAGGATACAGCGTCTTTACAACCGGTTTGGACATATGACGATTCAAACAGTTCGATCTTATATCCTGACATAAGTATGGACCATGACATATACGGTATTCCGAATGTTGTAGAAGTTTTATATTCTAACGGTGCCGGTCATTACTATTCGAGAGTTTCTAATGACGATGCCAACAGTCCGATATCGATAATCAATCGTGGTAGAGAAATTGTGTATCGAGTTACTAACCCGGAGCTTACGAATTTTCCCACACAAAAACAGATTGATGAGTATGCAGAGCAGTTATTGAGAGATTTGTCAACCCTCGAATATACGATAACCTACACTCATGGTTATTGCCCGGTTCGACTTGGAGATTGTGTAAGACTCAATTATGAGCGGGCTGGACTTATGAACATCAAAGCAAAGGTAACACGACAGGCTATCGACTGTACGCCTGGTTGTCCGGTTACTGAAAAAGCAGTGTTTACAAACCGATTATGGAGGTGAGAAATATGGGTCTGTCTAACGATTTGATATCGCAGTTCGTAAAGGCTACAAACGACAATTCGAAAGATAAGTCAGAGCGAACCGTATATGGAACGATTGTGGATAGCGATGGGAAACGGTATGTACAGTTGGATGGTTCCGATCAGCTAACACCTATATTATCAACCTCCGATTTTAGTACGGATGATCGTGTAATAGTCTTGATTAAAAACCACACAGCTACTGTTATTGGTAACATTACGTCGCCGGCACCTCGATCTGACGATGTGAAAAATGCCATTGACGCTAGCAGTAAAATTGCTGAGTTTGAAATAGTGTTGGCTCAAAAGGTTGACACTGAGCAGTTGAACGCTTCGAATGCGCGAATTGACACTTTGAATTCAGAAACAGTTTTAATCAAGAAACAGCTTCTTGTAGCAGAAGGCACAATTGAGACTCTTACGTCAGATAATGTGACTGTCAAAGAAAGCTTGACCGCAGCATCTGCAGATATTGAAACGCTTAAGGTTTCTAAGCTGGACGCAAGTTCCGCGGAGGTCACATACGCAAAAGTTAGTGATCTGGAAGCAACCAACGCGACTCTGAATAACTTGGATGCTACGAACGGCCAATTCCACAATCTTACTACTGAGAAATTCGAGGCTATGGACGCTCGAATCAAAACTCTTGTAGCAGGACAAATAGACGTTACAGAACTGGAAGCCAAGTTCGCTAACATTGACTTCTCGAACATCGGGAAAGCAGCTATGGAGTACTTCTATTCGAACTCCGGTCTGATCGAGGATGTTACTATTGGTGATGCTACTATCTCTGGAAAGTTGATAGGTGTTACTATCAGCGGTGATCTGATCGAGGGTAACACAGTGGTTGCTGATAAACTTGTAATTAAAGGTGAAGACGGTCTTTACTACAAGTTAAACACATCCGGCGAAGGAATCAGTACGGAACAGACTGATTACAACAGCTTGAATGGTCAGGTCATAAAGGCTAAGTCCGTTACTGCAGAGAAAATCTCAGTTACCGACCTTGTAGCGTTTGATGCAACAATCGGTGGTTTCAATATTACTGATTCAGCTATTTACTCAGGCGTGAAAGAGTCTGCTGATAATACAACACGAGGGATTTACTTCGACAAAGAAGGACAGTTCGCTGTTGGTGATTCGAATACGTTCATTAAGTATTACAAGGACACTGACGACACGTATAAACTGGCTATATCTGCCGGTAGCATCAAAATGGAGGCTAGTGAATCGACACTTGAGGAAGAAATGTCTGGTATCCGCGACACGATGGCTACCGCCGAAGGACTTGAATCGTCTGATCAGGCTAGAGAAGATCTGGCTAAAGACTTCGAAGAGAGGATTAATGATGTTCAGGCATCTGTTGAAATTCTCAGAGATTCGTTGTCATTGATGGTTCAGGACGAAAACGGTGCTTCTTTGATGGAACAGACTGAAACCGGATGGATATTTTCAATGGGCGAAACTCTTACTCAGCTTCAGGATGCTGCAAACACGTTAAGAGAGCTTAGCGAAAATGTTGACAATCAGGGCGGGTCAATCGAAGCACTTGAGCATGTTGTAACTGGCCTTGAGGAACTCAGCAATTATGTGCGTATCACGACCGTTGGCGACGAGCCGGCTATCGAACTTGGTAACGAGAGTTCGTTTAAAGTACGTATCACGAATACTGCAATTCAGTTTATGGATGGCACAACAGTACCGGCGTATGTAAGCAATCAGTCTCTGAAGATAGAAAAAGCAGAGGTTGAGCAGGAGCTTACATTCGGCGGTTTTTCGTTTGCCGAGCGTAGTAATGGAAACATGGGTCTTATGTGGAAAGGAGGTAGTTGATAATGGCTACAATTAAAACAGCGCAATTTGGTGGCTCTACGTGTCCCCAGGCACAGCTTGAAGTTACCATATCAAGTCAGACAGCTACCTCCGCTACTTTGGCGTGGACTTTGAAATGGGTAACACATGGATACACGGTAAGCAGTTCGGCGAGTAAAGATTACTCAGTAAAGATCAACGGTGCCACAGTTAAAACTGGCTCATTTGCGGTTGGCGGTAAGTCGTCGCAAACGATTACCAGTGGTACTGTGAATATTACGAAAGGTACAGCTGCTAAGTCGATACCGATCGCTTTATCGTTCGATATGACATTCAAATGGAAGAGCACATACGGCGGAACAAAGACTGCTTCCGGATCTATATCTGTTGGCGCAAAAACGTCTTATACAATCAAGTACAACGCTAATGGCGGTTCTGGCGCTCCTTCGTCTCAGACAAAATGGCATGGTACAAACATTACTCTGACCAAGACCAAGCCTACTAGAACCGGATACACCTTTGTAAGATGGGACACTAACTCGTCTGGAACAGGTACGTCATATAATCCCGGAGCCACGTATTCTGCTAACTCCGCAGTAACTTTATACGCTATCTGGAGTCAAATAACGTACCCTGTAACATACAACGCAAACGGCGGTTCTGGTGCTCCTGCTTCTCAAACGAAGAAACATGGAACGACGTTAACGCTGTCCACGACTAAGCCCACCAGAGCGAATTACACGTTCAAAGGCTGGGCTACATCTGTTACCGGTAAAGTGGCATACGCTGCTGGAGCAAATTACACGGCTAATGCAAAATTGACGTTGTATGCTGTATGGGAATTAGCTTACACAAAACCGGTGATAACCAATCTTAAGGCTGTTAGATGTGGCTCTGATGGTACTGTTTCCGAGACTGGTAAGTATGCTAAAGTTACGTTCAACTGGGCGACTTGTACTATTACTGGTAACGTAGCTACAGTCTCGTCAATCAAAATGGCGTGGGGAAGTTCGTCTGCTACAGCTACTGGAAGCGGATCGAGTGGGAGCGGGTCTCAGGCAGTTGGAGCAAACGCTCTTGATACCGAGAAGTCATACACATTCACTGTGACTGTGACTGATAACAAGAACGGAAGTACTAGCAAATCAGTAACCATATCTGGGACTAAGTTTCCCATCGATTTCAAAGCTGGCGGATCTGGTGTTGCTATAGGTAAGCCTGCCGAAACCGCAGCATTACTCGATGTGAATTACGAAGCATTATTCAGAGCCAAAGTCAAGTCTACTTATGCACCGGCGTCAGCAGCCGAGTCTGAGATTCAGTTCTTAGCTCAAAACGCAACCAGTGGTACAAATACTGGATTCAGAGCTAAGCGAACCGATAGCGGCACGAGCGTGTTCTTCGGTGTTGGTGGAGGCGGTACTAATCATGGTGTCTATAGCGAAGATCTTAAGGCTTGGATGATTGGAAGTAATGGCACAGACACTCAAGTTAATGCTAAAAGCGGTGGTATTATATCGTGTGGAAATACAGTTAGTACAGATGGCTCATTCAGATTGGATAAAGCATATACATCAGCAGCATCTATGAACTGTAGATGGGCAGACAATGCGTTACACGATATCGTATCCAGGGGATCAGATGGTCTTGCTTGTTATCTTGGCCCTACGAACTTCGATAGTACGAAAAAAACCGTAACAAACATCAGAGGATACACAGTTCGTCTGTATAATCATGGTGGCGGTACATATTTGGGGTCAAGCGGCAGTACGGCAGTAACGAGTGATCGAAACTACAAGAAAGATATTGTCGACTTAGGCGCTGCGTATGAGGACTTCTTCAGTAGATTACAGCCTGTTTCGTACAAGTACAACACGAAGGAATATGTAGGTCACCGTGATCACCTTGGCTATATTGCTCAGGATGTTGAGGCTGCATTGACTGCTAGCGGTCTGACAACCGAACAATTTGCCGGTATATGTGTCGAAGAAAACGTTACTCTGAACTATGACACGGACAGCTCGTTAACAGAAGAAGAATGTGAGGCTAAAAAGTGCTGTTACGATAAGTTATATTCTCTTCGATATGAGGAGTTTATAGCTTTGAATACGCATATGATTCAGAAGCTCCAGCAGGAGAATGAGGACTTGAAAACGAGAGTAACTCAATTAGAGACTCTTGTAAATACACTTGTAAACCAAACAACTTAAAAGGAGGTATTGGTATGGAAGATTTTACATTCTTAACAGACAACTTTGTGGTTGTAGTATTTATCGCTTGTTTAGCGGTAGGCTACGTAATCAAGCACGCGACATTTCTGAAGAAGATCCCGAACGATGATATTCCGGGTATTCTTGCTGTTGTCGGGCTTATCCTCAACCTGGTAGTAAGCGGACCTAGTGTGGAAGCAGCTGTCTACGGAGCAGTGATGGGGTTGGCATCTACCGGTGCTCATCAGGCATTTAGTAGATTCGTGGAGGGTAACAGTAAAACCGGCAAATCAGAGTGAGGGCAAGTATCATGGACGACATGCAGTTTCTTGGGTACTTAATTAGTGCCCTTATAACACTTGGCGGCTTCGTAGCTGTCATCATGAAATTTGTTCAGCCCATCAACGATCTTCGGATTGTCATTCAGAGACTGAACGTTATTATCGATTCTCTGAAAGAAACAAATATTATTCAGGACAACAGAATCAACAAGCACGGCGAACAGATCGATGATCTTACACATCGGGTTGGTAAGATTGAAACTAAGATCGAAAGTCAGCATGAGTAACAGAAAAGAGGCTCCGTCAAATCGACAGGGCCTCTTCTTTTTACGCGGTATAAACGTTCTCTATTATGAGAAAGAGACGTTACGGAAACAACCGTTATAAATGTGCGACCGGCGACGTTGAGAAAAGGTTCTACCCTTGAAAGTTTGGCTGACGGCCATCGAGAAACGGAGTAGATTAAAGGTTAACAGGTGAGCCACCTCTCTTTCTTTTATTTTTATCCCTTGCTACAAAGCCATCGGTATCATGTATATCCCTATGAATGAGGGCTTAAATGGTCCCTAAATTAGTCACACTTAAGCTCGATGGATATTTTGTATGGGGGATTATGATACTTTGTACCTTTTGTAAGTTGTACATTATATTTCTCAGCGTTCTCTTTTGTGATCAGTACTATTTGATCGCGTTCATAAACCATCTTGGAGATTACGGTTTTGAGATACTGATTTTTCGTTTTGGCATCTATTTCAGGATCTTCTAATATTCTCAGAGCGTCTTTAGTCTTTATCAACTCGTCTCGATAATCGATATGTTTTGGAGCTGAGTCTTTAGCTTTGTCTAACGCTTTATTTACTTCCTCTTTTTCTTTTAGCACTTTCTCATTCAGCTTAGCAAAGATATGTTGAGGAAGCCGCTTAGCAGGATCTGGATCGTATTGTGCGTCCCACTGTTCGATTTCTTTCTTCTCAAGGTCAGAGAGTTGTTTTGTAAGTCTCTCTATTAGGTCTCTATGAAGCTTTATAGAATCGTCTTGGTCATTCTCTATTCGAACCTCAAAGTCGTCTATACAGTCTCTCAGGACCTTACGTACATAGTCAAATACCTCACTATATTTTACAGAACCCGATTTACAGTGTACTTGGTTGTTACATACTAGCTTAGGCGGTGCGTATTCTACACCATTTCTTGTATAAGTGTTATATCCTATCTTATGTCCACATTTCTTACAAAACATGATACCACTGAATGGGTTCTTAAGAGTCAGATCTCTACGAGTTCTATGACGTTTACCTCTTATCTCACGAGCCTTGTTGAATTGCTCTTCTGAGATAATACCATCATGCTTTCCTTCGAATAGTAAGAACTCGTCTACTTTTGCTTTCGGACGTAGTTTCTTAATCTCCTGATCCTCAATCACTTTAACAGTTTTACGCCAGTTCCAGCGAGTACAGCCGATATAATGATGGTTCTCAAGGATACTGAATATTATACTCGGTTTCCACGTCGTACAACCAGTCTTGGTTTTAGCTCCTATATCTTCAAGTCTTCTACAAATTGCCGTGACACCTATATCTTCCTCACAATACCAGTTAAAGATCATACGCACGATATCGGCTTGATCCTTTCGTTCAATCAGGGTGTGGTATGACTTCTTACCATCAAATTTCTCAATTCTGTCAAAACCATATGGCGCTGTTGAACCGATGTAGTTACCGTCTTTAACGCTCGCTAGTCTACCACGGGCTTGGATCTTCTTGAAATACTCAAGATACTCGTTACCTCGTTTAAGTTCACGCTCGAAGGCATCTCTATCGTATTCATCTCGTAAGTCGTATATTTTCATAGGTGTAATTACGTAAGTATTTGTGTATCTGAGCAATCTTATAAGTCTACCAGCATCTTCGAGATCACCACGACTTAAACGCTGTACCTCAACTACTATGATAGCTTTAACTGCCGGATCTTCTATATCTTTAAGTAATCTTGTTATCTCTGGACGATCTTTAAGCGATTCGCCGCTTGCTACTTCCATATATTTGTTCTCTTCTGGTATCGGACCACCTAAATATTTGACAGCATATTCCTCGACAATTTTGCTATGCTTTTCGAGTATTTCGTCGGTGGAGAGTAGTGGATCATCTGTACGAGATTTCCTCCCGTATTCTTTAGTTTCGTAATAGTAAAACGTTGGATATTCTTTATACATTTATATTCTTCCTTTCTATGTTGTACTGCCAGAGGGGTAAGTTGACATCACCTCCTTTGCTGTTAAGCTGTTTTATTTTTCTCTCATAGAAATTAAGAATTTACCGTACTCCATTAACTTCTCATGCTCCTCATCGGTAAACGGGTCCATACCGAACGCTTTGTGCCAAGCTTCTACGTGTCTCACATAAGTCTCGTTTACAGACGAATACACAGCCTCTTCGTCACCTTCTGATATTTTAGTAGACACCATTTCTTTAGTGTTCCAACCCATTAAATGACCAGGCGTTGTATCTAGTACCTCAGCAAGTGGATTGAGTATACCCAATGGAAGATTCTCAATATCACCGTTCTCATACCTATAAATAGTGGTTCTATTCTTACCTAGCTTAGTCGCAAGATCATCGATAGATAAACCTCGATTCATTCGCAATTGTTTTATTCGTTTTCCTATTGTCATTGTCTTGTCTCCTTTCTAACAATAATTATCATATACTAATATTTGCATATGTGCAAACAAAAAGCAAACCTAGATTAAATTTATTGCGTTATATGCACAAAAAACCTATTGACAGAAAAATTGGAATGGTGTTATCTTTTAGTTGTTGCATGAAACGCAATTAGAAAGAGGTGTGTGCATTGGATGCAAATAAATTGAAAGTTATGATTTTCGAAAAAAGTTTAAACATTGACACAGCTGCCGAATTATGTAAGAAGGTTTGTTGCAACGATGCAATTACAATCGGAGATGTGTTAAAGCTAAAAGAGCTTTTGAATCTTACTGATACAGAAGCAATTGATATTTTTCTATCTTAGAGGTGTTTACACATGAAGACATATCGATTCAAGAACGCTACTATATATGTTCACGGAGAAGTGGATAAGGAGCGATTAAAGAAAGCTACTATTAAATTAGTCAAAGACTCTCGCAAGTATAAGAGAGGAGTGACTAAATGATGGGAACTGTTATTCGACCTGAGGTATCTCGAAAGAATAGATATTGGATTGATAAGCATAGACACTACGAGCTTAAGCATTTCTGTCTGCAGTATCCAGAATGGAAGAAAGCTTACCATAGTAGTCCGAATATTTCATCGTCGACTACTGGTGTGTCACATAGGACTAACGTTCACAGTGATCCTACAGCCAAGCAAGTTATTCGTAGAACTCGATATCTTGAACGAATTGAGATGATAGAGCGGGCTGCTAAGGACGCTGACGAAGAATTACATAATTATATTTTAAAAGCAGTAACAGAAGGGTTATCTTATACATATTTAAAGTCACAGCTGCAGATACCTTGTAGTAAAGATCTATATTACGATCGCTACAGACGATTCTTCTGGTTACTGGATGAATCACGAGATTGATATTTTGGAGGAGATTACATGAATCGCAGAGATAAACGCTCAATTCGAGATAAGGCGCGACTAGCATACTGTCTAGTTGATATTTTGGAATACGACATGGAGAACCTGAAAGCAGACAGCAATGAATGTCGTCCAGAGGAGTTGGAGAGAACGCTAGAGGATACTAAGGTTACGTTACAGAATCTAACCGATCTGATAGTAGAGATAGAGTACATCTTATATTTAGACAAGTTTAGAGAGTCCTGATTGGGCTCTTTTCTTTTTCGCTAAATTTTCACGCAGTATTATAGAAAAACACATTTAAGGAGGTAACAAATATGAGAGATAACGTTTTTACAATGGAGGATTTCGAGAAGGAGATGAAAAAGCGAGATTTCAAAGAGAAGATCTATGCTAAGATCCAGAAGGGAAAAGAATGGGTTATAAGAAATAAGGAAACAGTACTTATTCTTACGCCGATTGTTATCAAAGGTTTAACAACCGTTACAAAGGTTGTAGGCAAGCGAAGCAATCTGCAAAAGGAAGAAGAATTGAAGGATTTATATTGTTATGATCGTTCTTTAGGCCATTATTGGAGACTTAGACGCGAGCTTTCTAATAAGGAATGGCTTGAGATCGACAGACGGAAAAAAGAAGGTGAACGATTGTCTGATATTTTAGACGAAATGAAAGTGTTGAAGTAAAGATTAAGAGTCTTGGCTTAACGGCTGAGGCTCTTTTCTTTTTCGCGAAAAAATCACTCAATATTATGAAAAACAAACACACAAATTAAGGAGGATAAAAATATGACAAAATGTGTAAGTATTAAAGTTAAAGATTTGAATGGTAACTTAATAGTAAGAGCAACGGAACAGAACGAAGCTGAGTATGAAATAAAAGATAATTGTTTATTCGTACGCGGAATCGTTGAACGCGGAACTATTAACGTTACGCAACAAAAGGAAACAATAATAGTACCGTTAAGTAACATATCGACTATTAACATTGTGGATTGCGTTTTATAAGATTAGAGCCATGCGCTCTTTTCTTTTTCGCGAAATAAACATCCTCATTTATGAAAACAAGTAACGTTAGTTATACATATAAAGGAGGTAACATTATGTTGATATTATGTTTAGGAACATGTTTATACGCGTTAGCAATTTTCGATTATTACGAAGCAAAAGATCGTAAGAACAAAGAGGAGGAGTCTTAGGACTTCTCTTTTTCTTTTTAATCTAGCTTTAAATTTTCCGGACTGAGGTTACTGGAAACAATGCTATATTTGCAATGTGAAAAAATCCCCGGAAGGAAATTTTGAAAATACATTTTAAGAAAGGAGGAACATCATGAACGTTTACTTATTATTTTTACTGGGGTGGCTTTCGGATCGATTGTTACTAGAGTGATTATGGATGTAACGTCAGCTCATGGATATTTCAAGGTTGAACCTGTGGAACCAGATGAAGGAACGTACAGTGTAAACATCAGTGTATCTAAAGGCTATAATCTTATGAAGAAAAAGCATATCATTCTTCATCGTGATTCTAATTGCTCGCAAAAATAACGGGTCCTATTATGGAACACGTTAATAACAAAAATTAAAGGAGGAACTAAAATGAGCATTAAAACTAAACTCATTGAGGAGTTCAATGACGAGATTGAGAGATTAGGAAAGATGGAACTTGGTAGCGAGGCGTACAAAGTAACCGCTGACGGAGTAACCAAATTAGCAGATCGAATTATCAAGATCGAGGAATCTGAGAAAGATGCTGAAATGAAAAACATGGACAATAGTATTGCCAATGAACTTAAATTACAGCAGATGGCAGAGGATCGTAAGGATCGGATAATTAAGAACTGCATTGAGGGTACAAAAGTCGTAGGTGGCTTTGCTCTGGCTACATGGGCGTTCGTTGCATCCATGAATTTCGAGAAGGAAGGAACTCTTACAACAGAGGGCGGTAGAACGGCTTTAAGATCGCTTCTGAGATTTGTAAAGTAACAGTTCAAAGGAATTGGCTTGGTGAAAACTGAGCCTTTTCTTTTTATATTTCGCGGTAATAACACTCCATATTATAGAAAAGAAAGGAGTGTAAGAATATGATCTATATTGAAATGAACTCACTTATTATCGGAATGGTGGTAGCTTATTGTGCATCATGTGTAGTAAAAGTGTGGGTGGATAAATTCCATCGCGCAAAAGAAACTAGACTTGATACACAAGAGGTAAAACAGACCGAGAAAGTAGTGAAAATGCAGTAGATTAGAGACTTCGGTCTCTTTTCTTTTCTCCAGGAGTTGATATTTTGAGATACCACTACGAAAAACCATCCCTATACTCGTCTGTATACGGGTTTACATATGAATGCAATCATCCAGTTTACGATAAATGCACTTTATATTTGATAGGTGACAAAGGGCTTGCTGTGATCCAGCAGCGCTATGACCCTATTACTAAACATACATATTGGACCGAAATCGACCCATGGCTTACTGATTCTTTATATTTACATCCTCGATTTAAAGCGGTCTTTGACAATCGTTCCGGTAAAGTAGTAGGTAATTTATACCCTACTATGACTATACGACAACTGATGTGGGCTTTAAAAATGAAACCTATGAAACGAGAACGATGGGAAACCTGCTTTGATAAGCGTGATATTTAGCGTTCGCGACAATAACAGCCCTTATTATAGAAAGACTAATTAAAGGAGGAATAATCTTATGATACTATTAACAATCTTATTACTTATATTAGCAATATTGGTGGTGACAGTAATATTCACTATAGCAGTTGGTGGATCAGCTTTCATCATCATATTCGGTGATGTAATCGTATGCGCATTGTTTATTGTGTGGATTATCAAGAAAATGATTGGACGGAAAAAGAGGAAATAGAGGCTTCGGCCCCTTTCCTTTTTCGCGATAATAACAGGTTGTATTATGAGAAAATATTAATTTCAAGGAGGATATTAAAATGAAAAAATTCTGGAAAGATTATGCGGACTTATGTAAAGAAAGCGGTAGATTTTACAAGAAACACTGGTTAGGTGTTATTGTACTGAATGCCGTTATCATTGCAGGAGAATTTGCATGGTGGAAGCGGGACGACATTAAAGACGCCGTGAAATCAAAACTCAAGAAGGAGGAGTCCTAACGGGCTTCTCTTTTTCTTTTATAGTTACCAAATAAACGCAAAGGGCGTGGAAGATAATGCACAAATTTTGGCACCGTAATGCATCTACTATTTTAACTTGTCTAGGTGGTGTCGGAGTTGCCGTAACTGCAGTCATGGCTGTGAAAGCTACTCCAAAAGCAATGAAACTTATTGAGAAAGCAGAGAAAGAAAAGGGGTCAAACTTGACTAAGGTTGAAACCGTAAAGACAGCAGGTAAATGCTATATTCCTGCAATAGTAACTGGTGTAGCTACAGTTGCTTGTATATTTGGCGCTAATACACTTAATAAACGTCAGCAAGCGGCTTTAATGAGCGCATACGCATTATTAGATAGTTCTTATAAAGAATACATCTATCACGTAAAGGATATTTGTGGCGAGGACGTTCACCAAGAGATTATGGAAGCAATAGCTGCTGAAAAAGCAGAGGCAATATCGTTACATGCGCCTGGTTTCGTAGATAATAACGGTTTATATTTAGACGCACAATGTGGTGAGACTAGATTGTTCTATGACGAGTACGGTCAACGATTCTTTGAGGCTACGCTTGAACAAGTTATATCTGCTGAGTATCATCTGAATCGTAATTACACTATGCGAGGATACACAGTACTCAATGAGTTTTATGATTTCGTCGGTATTGAGCCTACAGACTATGGTTCTGAAATGGGTTGGGTTATAAACGACGACGGAACATTCTGGATTGAGTTTAATCATAGAGAAGTTGATATTCGTGGTACAAAATGTGTGTTAATTGAGATGCCATTTGGACCTAGCCCTGAATGGCGAGAGTATTATTGATTCGTGAAAATTACAGACCGTTTTATGAGAAGAACAATTAAGGAGGTATATCGTATGAAAACATTAAGACACGTAGTAACTTTAATCGTAACGTTTATTTTGGGTTTAGAAATTGGAGGCTTCGGCATGTGGTATATATCAATGACAGCCATAAGGTCTAAACCAAATAAACGTCCTAGATACAGTTACTCACATTCTGGTTCAGACGAGAAATATTGACAACGTTGACGGTTAAGAGTCTTGGCATAATGGCTGAGACTCTTTGCTTTTTCAGGACGCAGGTTACAATAAGCCGTGATATTTTTATAAAGTAGTCGCGGTGATTACAGAGCCTATAATGGAAAGGAGATGAAATAGCATGAAGATCAATGTTATTAAAGTAGCAAGTGTTGCAGTAACAATCGCAGGAGCAGGATTATCTGTAATTGCGAGTATGCTGGACGATAAGAAACTTGATGACAAAGTTGCGAAGGCAGTATCAGAAACCTTAACAAAGACTAAGGGCTAACCTACGGGTTGGCTCTTTGTTTTTTATAAAACATGTCAATAAGAAAGGAGACACTATGAACAAACCTAACGTATCAAAAATGATGAAGACTGTCAGTCAGTGGTCGACTAAACACAGTCCGGAGATCCTTACTGGTGTGGCTATCGCCAGTGGAGTAACAACCGTAGTCCTTGCAGTAAAGGCTACACCGAAAGCTATGAAGCTGATCGAAGAGGAGAAGAAAGAACTTAAGACAGATAAGTTGACTCCTATTGAAACAGTGAAAGTAGCTTGGAAACCGTACATACCCGCTGTATTGACTGGCGTCGCATCGGCTGCTTGTATCGTGGGAGCAAACTCAGTAAATGCGAGACGTAATGCAGCATTAGCAGCAGCTTATCAGATCTCTACGACGGCTCTCTCTGAGTACAAGGAGAAAGTGGTTGAGACTATCGGCGAGAAAAAAGAGCGTACTGTTCGTGAGAAGGTAGCTCAGAGTCGTGTAGACAAGAAGCCGGCTAGCACAACAGAAGTGATCGTCACGAAAAAAGGCGACACTATGTTCTTTGACCCGTTATCCGGACGATATTTTAAATCTGATATTGAGAAGATTAAATCTATCGTAAACGACTTGAACAGACGTATGATCGGCGGCGAACAGTATATGAGTTTGTCTGAGTTTTACTTAGAGATCGGTCTTCAGCCTACACTTGTCAGCGATAAAATTGGCTGGCGAATTGATAAGGCCCAGATTGAGATCGATTACCAGGCTGTTAAAGCAGAGGACGAGACGCCGTGTCTGTCGCTTGACTATCTCACGGTACCTGAGTACGGGTTTGATCAGCTGTACTGATTCGCGATATTTTCACTTCGTATTATGAGAACATACAAAAACAAAATTCCAAAGGAGGACAATAAAATGGAAGATTTAAAGAATGTAGCAGAGGAAACAACAATGGAGGAGACAAACGTAATCGATTTGTATCCGGCTGAAGACGAGTGTGAGACAGAATCTCATGGATTCGGAAAGCTTATGATTGGCCTGGGCTTAGCAGCAACCGCCGCAGTAGTGGCAGTAGCAGTTAAAAACAAGGACAAGATCAAGCAGAAGAAGACAGAGAAAATGATCAAGAAGCTCGAGGAGCAGGGATATTTGGTTGCGGAGGAGTATGCCGACAGCGATGAGGATTTCTGCGAGGAAGAAGAATCTGAAGTGGAAGACACTGAGGAAAGCGAAGAGTAATTCTCACAAAGGATTGCATCCGTAACAGGGTGCTTTCCTTTTTGTTTTGAGGAGGTGCATATGCATAAATTTACTTACACTGGCGCGGTCACGATATTTGGAAAGTATGCTGGACACGTGTCATTAGAAACAAGTGCTGAAACAGAAGCTAAGGCACGTAGTAACTTTAAATACCAGGTGCGTCATAAGTCAAATGTGATGTCTAATGCACCTGTTCAACTCTTAGGAGAAATCAAACTTATATATTAGGAGGTAACCAGAATGACAGAGTTTAAACCCAACTCTCATAAGGCTCGTGAGGAAGCTAAGAAAGAAGCAGCAAACCCACCTGCTAGACGAGCAGATCCTGTGGTAAGCGGTAAAATTCGTAAGAAAAGCGAGATGAGTAAACTTAAGGGCGCGTTCATTGCTGAAGATGCGGCGAATGTGAAGTCTTATATTTTCTCAGACGTGTTGTTACCGGCAGCAAAGAAGATGCTGGAAGATGTGGTGGTCGACGGCATCCACATGCTCATGTACGGGGAATCTGGTCGTGGAGGACGTAGATCAGCAGTTGATCGTGTGTCTTATGACAGATATTCTCGTAGACCTGAACCAGTATCACGAAGAGACGATCGTCGAAAGTCTTTCTTAGATTACGACGATATTGTCTTTGACACTAGAGGCGAGGCTGAGAAAGTGCTTGCGGCTATGGACGATATTATGGCTGAGTATGGACTTGTTCGTGTGCTTGACCTGTACGATCTCGCTGGTTTGACATGCGACTATCCCGGCACTAGCTATGGATGGACAAATATTCAGAGTGCAAGTGTGATCAGAGCAGGCCGTGGATTCATTATTAAGATGCCTAGAGCATTACCAATCAACTAAAGGAGGAGATTTATGATATTCGCGTTTAAAACTATTGAAGAGGCAAAGGATTTTATCCATGGATTAGATACGATACTGGATAAGTACCATGTTGTTACGGTGAACGACGTGTTTACATTGTCTGGTTATGACAACATCGGAAGCTACGAAAAAGGATGGCGTGATCTTGATACTGTTACTATTGCGACAGCATATTTTGCTAATGCGGTTGGCGTGATGTTACCTGACCCGGATAAGCTTATCAAAAATGATGAAGAAAAAACACCGACCGACAATGTTAACCATCCGGCTCACTACAAATCTAAGAGTGGGCTGGAGACGATTGATGTTATTGCGGCATTCACAGATGGATTGAACGGTGTTGAAGCAACGGACACCGGTAATGTCATCAAGTACATATGCCGTTGGGCTCATAAGAATGGCATTGAGGATCTTAAGAAAGCGCAGTGGTATCTTAACCACTTAATTAATCATGTAGAAAAGGAGAGTAAATAATCATGAAAAAAATGGAGTTAACATCTAAAATGACACGAGCATTCGGTAAGTCCAAGCTCAAGGTTAAGAAATACAGCCCGGAAATCCTGATCGTAGCGGGTGTTGTAGGCACAGTAACGAGCGCTGTAATGGCGTGCAGAGCAACTATGAAACTTGATGGTGTTCTTGCAGAAAGTAAAGAGCAGGTCGAGAAGGTACACGGGTATGTAGAGGAGTACGGATATTCTGAGAAATACACAGAAGAAGACAGTAAGAAGGACCTCGCAATCGTGTACACTCAGTCTGCCGTAAAGGTAGCTAAATTGTATGCTCCTTCTATCATTCTCGGAACTCTGTCAATCACAGCGATTCTTACTTCAAACAATATTCTTCGTAAGCGCAACGTAGCATTAGCAGCGGCTTATACAGCAGTAAACACAAGCTTCAAAGAGTACAGAGGCCGGGTGATCGAGCGATTCGGCAAAGAGCTTGACAAAGAGCTTCGTTACAACATCAAAGCAAAAGAAGTAGAGACAACAGTGGTAAATGAGGATGGCACAGAGTCAAAAGTAAAAGAGACTGTGAATGTGGTAGATCCTAGCACAATTGACGACAGCAGCAGAATCTGGTATGAAGGCCAGCCTGGATGGAGCAAAGACCCTGAGTTCAATCTTATGTACCTTAAGAAACAGCAGGCATACGCAACAGACTTACTCAAGCATCAGGGATATTTGTTCTTGAACGACGTATACGAGATTCTTGGTTTCCCGAAAACAGCAGCTGGTCAGCAGATCGGCTGGATTTATGATGAGAAGAATCCGATCGGTGATAATTTCGTAGATTTCGGCATCTATGATATTAACAACACTCAGAAAGCGAATTTCGTAAACGGATACGAGCGTTCTATTATTCTTGAGTTCAACCACGACGGTAATATTCTTGAGTATATCTGAATGACAGGACTCAACAATGTTGGGTCTGGTAATCCGTATCGAGATCTATACGACAACCCTTGGCTTCGTTTGTAAACGAGACTGAGGGTTTCTTTGTGTGAAAGGAGGGACAAAGACGATGACTGGTCGTGATTTGATCATTTATATTTTGGAGAACCATCTTGAAGATGAGGAGCTCTTTAAAGATGGTGCATTTCCGGGTCTTCTTACGTATGACGAGGCCGCTAAGAAGTTCAATGTTGGTGTTCATACAATCAGAACCTGGGTTGAACTTGGAATGCTGGAACAGGTGTCTATTAAAGCAGGCGTTGGAACCATGGAAATACTGTTTATACCCGCAACCGCAGAACTTAACATCAAAGGAGGTAATGATGAGTAAGAAGTTACGAATGACGAGTATACTTACATTGATATTTATGCTGGTGTCTACACCGGTATGTACCGCATGGGATACTGTAGAAGTAGCAGAACGTGAGCCGATTCTGAATGACGGTTACCCTTATATTTTGGAAGCGGCAGAGGAACCCGTGGTTGTTGAGACTGAGAAGATCATAACAGCTGCTCCGAAGCCGGTTCTTGAGATTGAGGGAGTCGTAGAAAAGAAGGAACCTAAAGAGGAAAAACCTGAGCCCGCAATGTCTGTGGACGATATGGAGTTAATTGCCTGGATGGTCATGGCAGAGGCAGAAGGTGAATCCGAGTATGGTAAACGGCTTGTTATCGATACCATCTTGAATCGTGTAAACTCAGACATATTTCCTGATTCAGTACATGGGGTTATCTATCAACCGTATCAGTTTTCATCTATAAAGGATGGACGAGCAAGTAGATGTTATGTAAAAGACGATATTTATGCACTTGTAGAAGAAGAGGTAATTAGCCGCACAGACAGCAATGTTATATTCTTCCGGACTGGTAGATACTCAGACTATGGCTCTCCTATGTTTAAAGAGGGTCATCACTACTTTTCTAGTTATTGAGAGGAGCAGAGCTATGAACATCAACGATAAATTGACATACACATTTGCAACAATAGCTGGAGTATGCTTTGTCGGTGGACTCGTGGTATTAACTAAATAAGGAGCGATTAACGTGGAGAAACTCGATTGGATCATAACTGCGATAGATAGTGCTTTGGATTCAAAGAAAAAACGTCACATAGCAGGAGGGATCTTAATGAGTGTCTCATTATTATTTGGCGGTTTAGCTTTTACCGTCGTAACATTGAGAACGGAGGACAACATAGATGAACAGAGACTCATTGAGTAAGGTATTGATATTTGTAACCGGAGCTGCTGTAGGTGCTATTGCATCTTGGCAGTTCTTAAAGACAAAATACGAGCAGCAGGTACAGGCAGAAGTTGATTCTGTGAAGAAGGAACTTGGATATTTTGATCGTAGCGAAACGACAGAAGTAACCGAGCCTGAGGACGAAGAAGAGCCCACTGAGGATCGTAAATATGTCAGTGCTAAAGATGAAATGAAGCGTATTATTGAGGAGAACGGATACGCAGACGAAAGCGCTGGCGTTGACTATAATGCATATAGTAAAAAGGAAAAGGCGGTAAAGAAAGTAGAAGAGGAAGGAGCTGAAGAAGATATGGCAGCAGAGGACAAGCCTTATGTTATTTCGCCGGAGGAATTCGGTGAGAATGGTTACAAGACGGTAAGCCTCACGTACTATGAGGATGATGTACTCACAGACGAGAGAGGCAAGATTATTAAGGACGTAGATGCCGTGGTTGGTAAGGATTCACTGACTACATTTGGTCAGTATGAGGATGATTCGGTCTTCGTCAGAAATGACAAGCACAAAACAGACTATGAAATCTTAGCCGATGAGCGGTGCTATTACGATCAGAATTAAGGCGGAGGTAAGATGTATAAAGATGAAATAGACAATGAATATTTCTCATGGTTGTACAACATTGTTGCTGGTCGTAGATTTGCGAAAGGGATATCTTACACCAAGGTATTATTCCAGTTGCACGACACAGAATTTCGTTGGACCATACCAAAAGACAAAAATCGCGCCGGAGACGGTATAGAACTTCGGCGTAGATATTCTATGGAAATGGGGTTCGATCCGGATTATTTCGATGACTATCTGGATGGGCCCTGTAGTATTTTTGAGATGATGGTGGCTTTGGCAATTCGCTGTGAGGAAACTATTATGGATGATCCTAGTAAAGGCGATCGCACTAGTCAGTGGTTTTGGGAGATGCTCACTAGTCTCGGCTTAGGTAGCATGGATAACTCAAGATACGATCCGGAATATGTAGACGATGTAACTGAGCGATTCCTTAGCCGTGATTATGATCCTAATGGATGCGGCGGGTTATTTACCATCAGAAATTGCAAATTTGATTTAAGGGAAACGGAGATATGGATACAGTTACTCTGGTATCTCGACACTATTACATGAAAGGAGGCAGACGAATGTAATGTTGGATTTCTTAAGAATTTCGAAACGACGCAAAAACAATGGCGTTGTAGAGTTATACCCGAAATTCATCATAAACAACAAGAGTCAGGATCTTATGATTCGAGGTAGCGACTTTTATGCAATATGGGTTGAAGAACTTGGTATGTGGTCCACAGACGAGCAGGACGCAATACGTCTTATCGATGTTGAACTTGAGAAAGCAGCAAAAGAATACGAGTCAAAGTATCCGGAGAATCTTACAGTGTTATATATGTGGGATTCTGAAACGGGTATGATTGACAAATGGCATAAGTACTGCCAGAAACAAATGCGCGACAACGCCCATATGCTGGATGAAACATTGATATTTTCAAATACTGAGACTACCAAGAAAGACTATTCCAGCAAACGGCTTAGTTACCCTCTCGAAAAAGGACCCACTCCGGCGTACGACAAATTACTCTCTACTTTATATTCTGAGGAAGAGCGACACAAACTGGAGTGGGCTATTGGTTCTATTGTTTCTGGTGATTCCAAACACATACAGAAGTTTATGGTGCTGTATGGTGCTGCTGGAACGGGTAAGTCAACAGTGTTAAACATCATTCAGCAGTTGTTTGATGGATATTACTCGGTGTTCGATGCAAGGGCACTTGGATCAACGAGTAACGTATTTGCGTTAGAGGCATTCAAAACTAATCCACTCGTGGCTATTCAGCACGATGGCGATTTGTCGAAGATCGAAGACAATACTAGACTCAACAGTTTGGTATCGCACGAGTTAATGACAATCAATGAGAAGTTCAAGAGCACTTATACCAATCGGTTTAAGTGTTTCTTATTTATGGGCACAAACAAGCCTGTGAAGATCACAGACGGTAAGTCAGGCTTACTTAGACGACTTATTGATGTTCATCCGTCTGGTAACAAGTTGTCTGCCTCTGAGTATCACACAGCAACAAAGCAGATACCATTTGAGTTAGGTGGGATCGCTAGTCACTGCTTGGAAGTATATTTGGAAGACCCCGGATGTTATGACGATTATATTCCGACTAATATGATGGGCGCGTCCAATGACTTCTATAACTTTGTTCTTAGTTCATATCACGTGTTCAAGCGTGAGGATGGAACAACCCTTAAAGTGGCTTGGGAGATGTATAACACATACTGTGATGAGGCGAGAGTACCGTATCCTTTCTCACAAAGAAGTTTTAAGGAAGAGTTAAAGAACTACTTCTGGGACTTCAACGATACGTTCGATCTCGACGATGGTCAGCAAGTCAGAAGCTACTACAGCGGGTTCCGTACTGATATTTTCAAGCGGGACAAGCCTGAGAAAAAAGAAAAGGAGAAAAAAGATGCAACGTGGATTACGTTCGACGACGGAGATTCCGAATGCGTATTTGACCAATTGTGCGCCGAATGTCCAGCGCAATACGCAAGTGCAAAAGAAACCCCGAGAACCTCTTGGGACAAGGTCAAGACGAATCTCTCCAACCTCGACACATCGAGACTTCATTATGTCAAGGTTCCAGAGAACCATATAGTGATAGACTTTGATATTCCGGATGAGGATGGTAAAAAGTCGTTCGAGAAGAATCTGGAAGCAGCTAGTAAATGGCCGGCTACTTATGCCGAGCTCAGCAAGAGTGGGGCAGGTATACATCTTCATTATATTTATAGTGGAGATGTCACAAAACTTAGTCGAATCTACGACGACCATATTGAGATTAAGGTCTTTAGTGGTAAGAGTTCACTTCGACGTAAGTTAACGAAACATAACAATTTACCGGTGGCGACCATCAGTTCTGGTCTGCCAATGAAAGGAGACGATAAATTGATTAACTTTGAAGGCTTTAAGAGTGAGAACGCCCTTAGGGCCATGATTAACAAAAACCTCAACAAAGAGGTACACTCAAGCACGAGATGCAGCGTTGACTTCATATACAAGAATCTCGAAGATGCATACAACTGCGGACTTATGTATGACGTTAGCGATATGAAGCCTAAAGTAATTGCGTTCGCTGCTAACTCGACAAACCAGTCTGAGTACTGTCTTAAACTTGTGGCAAAGATGAAGTTTAAATCAGAGGAGCAGGATGCCGGAATAGGGGAGAATGACAAACCGCTTGTATTCTATGATGTTGAGATATTCCCCAATCTGTTCTTGGTCTGCTGGAAATTAGCGGGTAAAGACAATCCGGTGGTAAAGATGATCAATCCTAAACCGAGCGATATTGAGGACTTACTTAAGTATCGACTGATTGGCTTTAACAACCGTGCTTATGACAATCACATGATTTATGCATGCATGATGGGATATACGGTTGAGCAGCTCTACAACTTATCTCAGCGACTCATCAACAACGACAAGGTAACCAGCAGAAAAGCTAAGTTCGGTAGTGCGTACAATCTGTCATACACGGATATTTACGACTTCGCTTCAGCTGGTAACAAGAAGAGTCTTAAGAAGCTTGAGATTGAGATGTCTAAGAAAGCGAACGATCCTAAGTCAAAAATGGACGATGACCTGAGAGCTATCCTGAAGACAATCAGACACCATGAGCTTGGTATGCCGTGGAATGAACCTGTGCCGGAAGACAGATGGTTTGAAGTTGCTGACTACTGTACAGACGATGTTCTTGCTACAGAAGCAGCATTCTACTATTTGAAAGGTGACTGGATTGCTCGTAAGATCCTGGCGGACATAACGGGTATGACAGTAAACGATACGACAAACAGTCTGTCTCAGAGAATTATATTTGGTACAGATCGTAACCCGCAGTCGCAGTTCAATTATCGTAACTTAGCCGAGCCTGTTGGAAGCGACCGATACGAAGAGTATCGTGAGAAATTTGGACACGATTACAACTTCCGTGTATTCAACGCAGAGGGTCTTCCTGAATATCGTGATTATATTCCTGGCGAGGTATTACCTGATGGTTGGAGTATATTGCCGTTCTTCCCTGGTTATGAATTCAAGATGGGTAAATCTACATATCTTGGAGAGGAAATCGGCGAGGGTGGCCGTGTATATTCTGAACCTGGCATGTATGGTGGTGTATGGGATGGTGATGTAACCGGTCAGCATCCTAGCAGTATTCTCGCAGAGGTACTGTTTGGACCTAAGTACACGAAGGCGTTCGCTGATATTGTATACGGACGTGTAAGCATTAAGCACCAGGCTTGGGATGATATTGACCACCTGTTTGACGGTAAGCTTAGACCTTATATTCAGCAGGTTATCGATGGCGAGTTAACATCTAAAGAACTGGCTAATGCACTCAAGACTGTTGTTAATGCAGTATACGGTCAGACCAAAGCAACATACGATTGTGTATTCCGTGATCCTCGTAATGTGGACAATATTGTTGCTAAACGTGGAGCTCTGTTTATGACTTTACTTAAGCGTGAGGTTCAGAACAGAGGATACAAGGTTGCACATATTAAGACAGACTCAATCAAGATTCCTGACGCAACCCCTGAGATTCAGGACTTCGTATTGAAATTCGGTCAGGAGTACGGATATTCGTTTGAAACTGAGGCGGAGTTTGAGAAGTTCTGTCTGGTTAACAAGGCCGTTTATATTGCTAAGACAAAGGATGGCGAATGGACAGCTACCGGTGACCAGTTTGCAGTGCCGTATGTATTCAAAACTCTGTTTAGCAAAGAGGATATTGTCTTCGACGACCTTTGTGAGACATTTGCAGTTAAGCAGGGGGCTTTATATTTGGACTTCAATGAGACGTTACCGGATGTATCCGACTTAGAGAAGAAGTTAGACAAACTCGAAGATCAGTACAAGAAAGGTAAGATATCTGACACAACATTTGAATCCGAATCTGCTCAGTTAGTAGAACTTATTAAGGATGGTCACGACTACCATTTCGTAGGACGAGTTTGTCAGTTCTGCCCTGTTAAGCCCGGATATGGTGGCGGTGAGTTATATCGTGTGGACAACGATAAGTATTATGCTGCTGCGGGATCAACCGGGTATCGTTGGGTTGAGACAGACACAATCAGAGGTGTCAATGAGGATGCAGTAGACTTGTCGTTCTATCAGAAGCTGGTAGACGATGCGGTTGATACAATATCGCAGTATGGAGACTTCGAGTGGTTTGCTTCTGATGATCCTTATATTCCGAAAGATCCGTTACCTGATTTCATGAACGTTCCGGAAGGGATGGACGAGGAACTCCCGTGGGATCTTGATTAACAAAAACATTATCAAAAAATTATAGCAAAAGGAGATTAACACTATGAACATTAACTTTGGACCGAGAGGTATTTTACAGATTGACGATGCAAGAATCATCTTCCGTAACTTTGCAGGAAGACCCGACAAGTATAACCGTGAGGGCGATCGTAACTTCGCTCTCATCATTCCGTCACCGGAGATTGCTGATGCACTCATGGACGACAAGAACGACTACGGTGTTGGCTGGAATGTTAAGATCAAAGAACCGAGAGAAGAGGGCGACGCTCCGTTCATCTATCTGCCTGTGAAGATTAAGTTCAACGACCGTGGACCGAATGTACACCTCATCTCCGGAAACAGCAGAACAAAGCTGGACGAGGATAGTATCGCTCTTCTGGATGACATTGATATTCGTTCCGTGGATATGGACATCAGACCCTATGACGGTGAGGGCACTTACGGACCGTTTAGATCCGCATATTTGCAGTCCATGTATGTTGTCCAGGAAGTAGATCGTCTGGATGCCAAGTATGCTCAGGAGGAGTAATCATGAGTTATGTAAAGCTTGATCACGGGTTTCACAAAACAAGAGACGCTATCGAGGATGTAAAGATTGCGCGTGAGTTGAGATATCCTAAGAGTGTACAGGATAAGCTTGCCGAGGAACCTGACGCATTGAAGCGTAGCAAGATCTTGACTAACGCTCGGCATGGTGTTTATTAACTAAAGATTAAGAGTCTTGGCTTAACGGCTGAGGCTCTTTTCTTTATGTCTCTCGTCACTAAGCC